GCGGCGACAGTACAAAAAACAAAAGCAAAGCCCGTGGTTATGTCTTTCAGAAAGGCAATAACCTATTCTATAACTGCCACAACTGTGGCGTGGGGACTAACCTTGGTAACCTTCTCAAATCAGTTGACCCTGCCTTACATAAAGAGTATGTGTTGGAACGGTACAAGTCAGGTGAATCTAACACCGGCTTCAAAGCAACTGCTATCAACGTACCTTCACCCCGATTCGACAAACTCGACAAACAAAAAGTCTTTGAACACTCCGAATGGGTCAACAAACTCCCAAGTGGACATTTTTGCCTAACATATGTTGAACGAAGGTTGATTCCTTCTGTAAACTATAGTAAAATGTTATTCACAGCAAACTTTAAAAAGTTCTGTGATGCATTGATGCCTGACCACGGTAAAGAACTAACCTCTGATGCACGACTTATTATACTGTTTTATGATGTGTATAATAACCTAGTTGGTATCTCAGGCAGGGCTCTTGAAAGTAGTGATTATAAATTACGATATGTCACCTTGAGAACAACCGAGACACAAGACAAACTGGTCTATGGCCTAGATAAGGTAGACAAGTCTAAACTGGTTAAGATTGTTGAAGGACCTATTGATTCAATGTTCCTAAGTAACTGTATAGCCAGTGGTGATAGTGCATTGATACAGACGGCAACCAACCTCAATGCAGAGAATATGGTTCTAGTGTTCGACAATGAACCTAGAAATAAAGAGATTGTAAAATTAATGGACTCTGCCATTAAACAGGGCTTTACAATCGTTATCTGGCCTGATACCATAGAGGCCAAAGATATCAACGAGATGGTTATGTCAGGTATTTCACCGGACGAAATCGAGAAGATTATAAGTAGTAACTCCTTTAAAGGGTTGCGAGCCCAAATGAAATATATTAATTGGAAGAAAGTATAGCATGAAAATTGAATTGATTAGTTACTCACAACCTGATATGCGATTTGCAGAGAATATGACCGAATTGGTTGCGTTCTGTGCAAGAGTATCAAACCCCGCCAACCAAAATAACAAAGATACGTCTGAAAAGTTGATTCGTTACTTGGTTAAAAACCAACATTGGTCACCACTAGAAATGGTGTCTATGTGCCTTGAGATTGAAACAACAAGGGACATTGCACGCCAGATTCTACGACACCGTTCATTCTCATTCCAAGAATTCAGTCAGCGTTATGCCGACCCAACTGCTGAATTAGATGATGCATTTGTTTTACGTGAAGCACGATTGCAAGATACAAAGAACCGACAAAACTCTGTAGAATTGGATATGAACGATGAACAACAAAAATTGCTGGCTATTGAGTGGGAAAGAGCGCAACAACGTGTACTATTCTCAGTTAAACAAGAATACTCTTGGGCTATTAAGAATGGTATCGCAAAAGAGCAAGCCCGTGCTGTTCTACCCGAAGGCCTCACAGTCTCAAGGATGTATATGAACGGAACTCTGCGTTCTTGGATTCACTATATACAACTCCGTAGTGCTAATGGTACTCAGAAAGAACACAGAGAGATTGCACAAATGTGTGCAGAAGTAATCGCCAAAGTATTTCCGATGGCGAATGAATTTATTACAGAATAATAAAAATAATAATTGGAGTTAAAATGGATATCGTAAACGGTATTAAGGTAGACTATACGAGAGATAGCCTGTTTGATGAATTGGGTTTGAAACGACTAAAAGAGTCCTATATGCGAGAGGACGAAACATCACCACAGGAGAGATTTGCATATGTATCAAAAGCTTTTGGAACTAATGGAGAACACTCGCAAAGACTATATGAGTATTCTAGTAAACATTGGTTGTCTTATAGCACTCCCATTCTTAGTTTTGGGCGTTCTAGTCGTGGCCTTCCTATATCATGTTTCTTACCTTATCTCGATGATTCGGCAGAAGGTCTTGTAGACTGTTTGGCCGAAGTCAACTGGCTCTCAATGTTAGGAGGCGGCGTTGGAATTGGAATCGGTATTCGTAGTGCAGATGATAAGTCTGTTGGCGTTATGCCTCATTTGCGTACCTATGATGCTTCAAGCCTCGCATATCGCCAGGGCCGTACTCGCCGTGGTTCTTACGCCGCTTATCTTGATATTTCTCATCCAGACATTCTTATCTTTTTAGAAATGAGAAAACCAACTGGTGACCCTAATATGCGTACCTTGAACCTGCATCATGGTATCAACATCACCGATGACTTCATGCACTTGATTGAAAAGTGTATGCTTGACCCCGAAGCAGATGACACATGGGAATTGAAAGACCCACACGATGGTTCTGTCCGTGATACAGTACCTGCTCGTGAACTATGGCAACGTATCTTAGAAATGCGTATGCAAACTGGCGAACCGTACTTGCACTTCATTGATACAAGTAACCGCATGATGCCACAATTTCAGAAAGACCTTGGCCTAAAGATTCGCCAATCTAACCTCTGTTCTGAAATTATTCTACCGACAGATAAACAACGCACAGCAGTTTGTTGCTTGTCATCGGTCAACCTAGAATACTATGATGAATGGAAGAATGATGAACTATTTCTCCGAGATATTGCCGAGATGCTTGATAACGTCCTTGATTACTTCATCGCTAATGCTCCTTCTGCTGTACATCGTGCAGTCTATAGTGCCACAAGAGAACGCTCTATTGGTGTTGGTTCTCTTGGGTTCCATGCTTATTTGCAGCGTAACAACCTACCTTGGGAATCTGCAATGGCCGTGGGCAAAAACAAACAAATGTTTAAACACATAAGGGAAAAACTAGATTATGCAAACATCGAACTTGGTACTATTCGTGGTGAAGCTCCTGATGCTGCTGGCACTGGCCGCAGGTTTTCTCATCTCATGGCAATTGCACCTAATGCCAGCTCAAGTATTCTCATGGGCAATACCAGTCCTTCTATTGAACCTTATCGGGCTAATGCTTATCGACAAGACACCTTGAGTGGTGCATACTTGAACAAGAACAAGTGGTTAGATAAAGTTATCAAACAGGCCTGTGAAAGTGATAGTAAACTAGACGAACAAGAGATTTGGTCTTCTATCATTGCTAATGATGGTTCAGTACAACACCTAGAGTTCCTTGATGACTGGACTAAAGATGTGTTTAAGACTGGCATGGAGATTGACCAACGCTGGGTTGTTCAACACGCCGCAGATAGACAAGAGTATATCGACCAAGCACAATCGTTGAATGTATTCTTCCGTCCTAATGTAAACGTCAAGTATCTACACGCAGTCCACTTCCAAGCATGGAAACAAGGCCTGAAGACAATGTACTACTGCCGTTCAGAGAAACTTGGTAAGGCTGATAAAGTATCTAAACGCATTGAACGCCAAGTCATTGAAGAATTAGACCTGAAGGCACTGGCTGCATCCGATGATGTTTGTTTAGCTTGCGAAGGATAATGTCATGGATGCATACGAACTTTCAAACGATATGAAGGCCCTATGGGCCGCAACAGTTGATAAGAGTAGTGGTCAGTTATCAAAGAGTAAGTTGCCACTTGAAGTATGTGTCTGGACAGAATATGGTTATAGAAAGGTTGTAGGGTTGTCCTACAATCTAAACGGATTTATAGAATTGGAGTTAGAAGATGAGTAAGAAGATTTTACGATTTACAGCATCATGGTGTGGACCATGTAAGTCGTTGGCAACCAACCTTGAGGTTGCTAACATTGGTCTGCCTATTGAAGTTATTGATATTGATTCGCACGGTGAACTTGCACAAGAATATGGTGTGCGTGGTGTACCAACATTGGTGATGTTAGACGAAAACATTGAAGTCAAACGATTGGTTGGCTCTAAGACTGTCAACGAATTACAATCATGGGCGTTGCAAAATGACTAAGAAGAAGAATAACATAATGGCCGAACGTACATCGTTCAAACCATTTAACTACGCTTGGGCTTATGATGCATGGTTGCAACATGAACAGGCACATTGGTTGCACACCGAAGTGCCTATGCTTGAAGACGTTAAAGACTGGAAGAATAAACTGAGCAAAGAAGAAAAACAATTCTTAACTCATATCTTCCGTTTCTTCACACAAGGCGACATTGACGTTGCAGGTGGTTATGTAAAGAACTATCTACCATACTTCCCTCAACCAGAGATTCGTATGATGTTGATGGGTTTTGCGGCTCGTGAAGCATTGCATATTGCTGCATACAGTCACTTGATTGAAACACTTGGTCTACCTGATACCACATACAACCAATTCTTGGAGTATGAGGCTATGAAAGACAAACACGATTATGTGTTGAACATTTCAGGTCAGAATACAACCAAAGAAAACACCGCAACACACATTGCTGTATTCTCCGCCTTTACAGAAGGTATGCAGTTGTTCTCCTCATTCATTATGTTGTTGAACTTCCCACGTACAGGCAAGATGAAGGGTATGGGTCAAATCGTTACTTGGTCTAT